ACCACCTCGATCGCTTATCTCTATTAAGCAATCAAAAGATGGTGTGCTAAAACAGGTTGTACCGAATATCAATCGATTAAAGAATAAATATGACTTGCTATGGGATCAGAAATCTCCTGAAGGCTATCTTAAAATTATGGCTGTCCTACAGAAGTTTATTGATCAAGGTATTTCAGTTAATACATCTTATAATCCATTACATTTTGAAGAAGAAAAGATTCCACTATCAGTCATGATGCAACACATGCTCATGTTCTATAAGTACGGTGGAAAGCAATTATATTATAATAATACATTTGATGGTGCTGGTGAACTTAACGATGAGAGAGATCCGCCTGTCACAACTGAAGAGGATCAACCAGCTGCATGTGATTGGAGAAATCCTGATGACTGCGACGCTTGCAAAATTTAAGAGGAAAAGATGACCGTTTTTAATACAAGAAATATAGACAATACAACACAACCGGCATTTTTCGGTGATGCTATGGGAATTGCACGATATGACCAACAGAGATATAGTATTTTCGAAAAGCTAACCGATAAGCAACTCGGTTTTTTCTGGAGACCAGAAGAGGTTGATGTAAGTCGCGACAGTAAAGATTTTAAAGCTCTTACTGAGAACGAGCAACATATCTTTACGAGTAATCTAAAGAGACAAATCTTACTAGACTCTGTGCAAGGTAGAGCTCCTATCGAAGCGTTCTTACCTATCTGTTCTTTGCCTGAGCTTGAGAATTGGATCATTACTTGGTCATTCTTCGAGACTATTCACTCTCGATCATATACACATATTATTCGTAACATCTATAATGATCCAAGTAAAGTATTCGATGAGATGCTAGATATTCAAGAGATCGTAGATTGTGCAGGAGATATCTCGAAGTATTACGATGATCTAATCAAAAAACCAAATAAGAAAAATCTTTGGCTTTGTTTAAATGCTGTTAATGCACTCGAAGGTGTTCGATTCTATGTATCGTTTGCCTGCTCGTGGGCTTTTGCAGAACTCAAGAAAATGGAAGGCAACGCGAAGATTATTAAGTTCATTGCCCGCGATGAAAATATTCATATGGCATCAACACAACAACTCATTAAGCTGTTACCAAAAGAAGATGCTGAATACGCAAAGATAGCTGAAGAATGTGAAGATGAAGTAAGAGCTATCTTTGAAAGTGTTGCAACACAAGAAAAACAATGGGCACAATATCTATTTAAAGATGGTAGTATGATTGGTTTAAACGAAAAACTACTAGCAGATTATGTCGATTTTATTGTAGCGAAAAGATTACATGCAATTGGTCTAGGTCCAAGAGTATCAACCAATCCACTTCCATGGACAGAAAAGTGGATTAGTGGTAGTGATGTACAAGTAGCACCACAAGAAACAGAAATTACATCATACATTGTCGGTGGTATTAAACAAGATTTAAATGACGACACATTTAAAGATTTTTCTTTTTAGGGGGTAGTGTGTATAAAAAAGTAATTAACTGTCCATCATGCGAAGTAAAAAGCGATGTGATAGTACGACAAACAAATTATGATACGGAAGAAATAGAAGTACAATATTGTCCAATTTGTAGTACCGAATTGATTGATATTATTATGGATGAATGGGATGAAGAGGATAATTGAAATTGGCCAAGCAGCCATTGTAGACGATCAAATATCTCTTGATCATCGCGATAAGCTGTTCGAAATGGCGATTGCTTTAGAATATGGATTAGGTTGGGCCGATAATAACTGGAATGGCGAAGTTTTTTTACATAAAACAATTACCGACGGTGATGTATCTAATTTACTTAACGATTACTATAGAGATATATTCAAGAATGAATGGCCAGGGTTTGAAAATTATCAATTAAAACAAACTCTCGTAAACTGTGGAGTGCCGGGTGCAGTGAACGCACATCATCGCGATCAATGGCATGAACCCTATGACGATTTAATTACAATCTTATGCATGGTTAATCCTCGATGGGATAGTAGTTGGGGTGGTGAATTAAAATTATGGGATAGTAGAAAAGAAATGGTGAGTACAGTTGTGCCATATGTGCCTGGTCGAATAGTTGCATTTAATGGTGAAACATCACATTGTGCTGGTACTTTTGCGTATAAGGCACCTTATTGGAGATTTACAATTGCGTCGTGGTATGTATTATGAATAAATGGGATGATAGATTTATGAAGATGGCCATGGAAACTGCATCATGGTCGAAGGATCCATCGAAGAAAATTGGTGCAGTCGCCGTCGGAGATAATCGTAGAATTTTATCTACGGGCTATAATGGTTTTCCACGAGATATTCAAGATTCTGAAATGCGATTTACCGATCGCGAAACGAAGTATAAATATGTAGTACATGCAGAACAGAATTGTATATACAATGCCTGTCTGAATGGTATATCATTAGCCGGTGCTACTATGTATGTTTATGGTCTACCAATTTGTTCAGAATGCGCAAAAGGTATAATTCAAGTTGGCGTATCTAGAGTTGTAGTAGATCAGAGTTGTTTTGATATAGAAAAATGGAACGACAGCTTTGAATTTACGAAAGAGCTTTTTGCAGAAGCTGGAGTAGAAATATCATATGTCGACATACGAAAATCCATGGATGTACCATGGTCAACCTTTGGAATCGACACATATCGATAAGTACATCGGTATGGTTTATTTGATTGTCAATGAAACAAATAATCGAAAGTATATTGGTAAAAAATTCTTTTGGTCAAAGCGTAAGCTCCCTCCTCTTAAAGGTAAAACACGAAAGCGTATAAAAACTGTAGAGACAGATTGGAAAGATTACTATGGATCTAGTAATGCACTGAAAGAAGATATAGATAAACATGGCTATTCCAATTTTTCTCGTTATGTGTTAGAATTATGTTATACAAAAACGCAATGTGCTTATTACGAATTAAAACATCAAGTCGACACCGAAGCTATCATTAGTGAAGAATACTATAATGATTTTATTGGTGGTAAAATAAACGGTAGACATCTCGAAAAATTATGAAAATATCTATATTAACACAGCCCTATGATATCTTTAGCGAAGACATAGAAGAATATCTTATTGAAAAAGAATATGATTATAAAATGTTCTGTCTTGATATCGATCTTACTACCGCGGCCGCTGAAGTTGTATTTTCGAAAGTATTGGGTACTCCAATATGCTATATTGATGGCAGGTATGTTGCTGATCCTATTGGTTTCTTAGAAGGAAAATTTGATCCTGATGATCCAAATCTCGATGATTGGTTTCAAGAAAGGGTATCAGATACTATAGTAGTTATCACCGTTCCTAATTGCAGAGGTTGTAAACATGCAAAAGAATGGCTGGCAGAAAAAGAAGTCATATATCGTGAATTGCCTGTCGACGATGATGTAGGTCCTAATAATGCATTCTGTGGTAATTTCTTTATGGCAAATAATGATACGGTTGATTTTCCTCTTGTGATAATCAACGGTGATAATAGAACAGATTGGAAAGAATATATTGAAAGTGAAAGGTATAGACCATGAACGATCATATACTTGTTATCTCACAAGAAAATTGTGGTGCATGCACAACTGTAAAAGACTATTTTGCATGGAAGAATATGCAATATGAAGAGAAAGTAATAGATAAAGATATTACTACAGAAGATTTTTGGAAAGAATACAAAGACGAGGCTAATCATGGCACTCCTCTTGTATATGTTAATGGTAAATTTGTATACGATGTAATCGCATATTATGAATCAGGATTAGGATAAAATTATGTTAGATACTTGGCGAATGAAAAAAACAAATGAAATCGTGCACCCTATTGGTCCAGCCGATAAAGCAGGATACACAATGGTGCTCTTTAACCTAGGCCACCGTAGCCGCAAAGGTAAACTCGGTGACTTACGTGTAGTGAAATCTGATAATTTGAGACAGGATAAGGATCGATAGTAATGGCTGAAATATTAGCAGGTGAGTTTAAACCAAATGATACGAACGAAAATTCTCGAGGAGGTACCGAACGACTTACTCGAGAGTTGGCAGAAAAACTTGGTAAGGAAGTACTCGAAGATTTTCAAATTGTTTCATCACGTGTACGTGAACTAGCTGACGACAAAATTAGAATTTTTTGGGCCCATGACTTGCCTGGCGATCCTGAAAGTGCATTTCTAAAAGATAAAAATTTGATGAATCGTTTTCATCTTTATGTGTTCGTATCTAATTGGCAAATGCAAGGATATATGCAGCAATATGGAATTCCATGGTCGCGCTGTGTTGTACTACGAAATGCTATTGATCCAATTCCAGAGCACGTAAAACCAGATACAAAAGATGGTATTAACATTATCTATCATACAACACCTCATCGCGGCTTGAATATTCTAACAGCTGTCTTTGAGAAATTGTGTGAGAAACATGATAATATTAATCTAGATGTGTATTCGTCTTTTGATTTGTATGGTTGGGGTGAACGTGATGAACAATACAAACCTGTCTTCGACAAATTAAATGAAATGCCAAGATCAACAAGTCATGGTGCAGTTGATCATGCAACAGTTCGAGAGGCGCTACAGAAATCTCATATCTTCGCATATCCATCTGTATGGCCTGAGACTTCATGTCTAAGTCTGATGGAAGCAATGTCAGCTCGTAATATGTGTATCCACTCTAACTACGCCGCGCTACCTGAGACGGCTGCGAACTGGACAGAGATGTATCAAATGCATGAGGATCAATCAGGACATGCAGGTATTATGTATAGCATGCTCGATGGTGTCATTACGAATTATGATAACTTGAAGAATCGAGCAGATTCACAGGCGTCATATGCAAATATCTTTTATACATGGGAAGCTAGACTAAATGAGTGGCGCGCTGTACTCGAGATGCTAAAAGCAAATGTCAAAGATCGATCTATTCCAAAAGAACAATTCAACTATAGTACAGCCTAATGTCTAATGTAATTAATTTTCCATTTGAAAAAATTAGAAAACCTACCGATGAGGTCGGGTCATATATAGATAATATAGCAGAAGAGATTATCAGTGATGTGATTGTATTCTTGATTGAAGAAGAAATAGAGTTTATACCAGATGATCACGTATATGATATCTCGTTATTTTATGAATGCACACGATCTCTTTTGTTGAAGTTACACAATAGGCACCACTTAATGCAAAATGTTGCAAATGATATGTACAAGCATCTAGAATACGATCTAGAGGAAAATCAGCTAGAATTTGATTTTTAATATGTACATTTGCCTGAAACTGATGTAGAATAATATAGTAATACATTAATGGAGAAACAACGTGATTATCCTTGATTTCAACCAAGTAGCTCTAGCAAACTTGATGGTATCTGGTGGAAAAAATATCGAAGTAAACGAAAATCTGCTTCGACATATGATTCTTAACTCAATTCGAATGAATAAGAAAAAGTTCGAAGGTGAATTTGGCGAACTTATTATTGCCTGTGATGCCAAAAACAATTGGCGTAAACAATACTTCCCTTATTACAAAGCAAATCGCAAAAGAAATAGAGATGCATCTCCGCTCGATTGGAATGAAGTGTTTCGTGTCCTTAACATGGTTCGAGATGAACTAAAAGAGTACTTTCCATACGCAACAATCCAAATCGAAGGCGCTGAAGCCGATGACGTCATTGCATCTATTTGTCATGAGCATGGTAGAGAACTCGGTGGTGAACCTATCCTGATCCTATCAGGCGATAAAGATTTTCAACAACTGCAGAAATATGTCAACGTACAACAATATGATCCTGTGCGTAAGCGATGGTTGAAGTGTCGTGAACCTCGATTCTTTCTTATCGAACATATCTTAAAAGGCGATGCCAGTGATGGCGTACCAAATGTATTGTCAGAGGATGATACGTTTGTAAGTGATAGCCGTCAGAAACCAATGCGTCAAAAATTTATCGATGCCGTTCTTTCAGCTGATTGGCCTGAAGATTGCACATTTTTCGATGATACGACTAAACGAAATTATGAGCGTAATCGTATGTTGATCGACCTCGATTGTGTACCTCATGAAATTCATTTGGCAACACAAGCGCAGTTAGAAGATCAATCTGGTAAAGGCCGAGATCGACTCTTCAATTATTTTATAAAGCATAAACTTAAAAACCTAACTGAATATATTACGGAGTTTTGATATGGCCAAAGTGCCTCCAATGTATGAGTTACTAGCTGGAGTTGCTAGACTCAAAAAGAAAGCCGATAAGATCACAGAGCTAAGAAGGCATGACAGTAAGCCTGCTGTCAAAGCTATATTAGATCTTGCATTTAATCCTAAATTTCAATATACGTTACCAGAAGGTGAGCCGCCCTATACGCCTGCTGAAGATATGTTAGACAATGCCGGTGGTTTATATCGAGACTATAGAAAGTTTACGTATTTTATGGATCATCCAAAGAATAATCTACACCAGATTAAACGTGAGACACTTTTTATACAATTACTTGAGTCAGTACATCCGAAAGATGCAGAACTCTGTATTGCAATAAAAGATAAGACATTACCATTTAAAGGTATTACTAAAAGTTTAGTTATTGAAGCATACCCAGGATTGATCGATGAGCAAAACAACTAAAGACAAGGTAAATCGAAACAATGATCGTAAATTTACTGATGGCGGTTATAAGAAAAATGAAAGTCTTGTAGTCCACCGTCAAGAAAAACGAATTAAAAATTGTTTAAGAAGTAACGATATTACCGAGCTTTTAGATACTTTTCAAAGCATCTAATTTATAAATAAAAACATGCCTACCTATACATTCAAAAATACTGAGACAGGTGAAGTGCAGGACATAATACTTCGCATGTCTCAAGTAACCGAATACAAAGAATCAAATCCGCATTTGACCCAAGTCATTTCTGGTGGCCAAGGACTCGTAAGAAACTCTGGCACGATGAAACCTGACTCGGGCTTTCGTGATGTGTTAAAATCGATAAAAAAGGCGTCCGGTAAGGGCAATACAGTAAACGACTTTTAATAACAAGGAGAAAAGCAAACCCTCTATATTATGTCCATTTAACAACAACAATAAGGGTTTTCATATGGCACTTTCAAAAAGAAAAAGACGCGCGCTTCGAAAGCAAGGGGTTTTAGATGAGCGTGACCGAGTACCAACGAGAGGCATGAAATTAGCTGATATACATCCTAAAACAGATAATCAAAAGAAAACTTTTGATGCATATGATGAAGATCAACATCTTATTCTACACGGTTGCCCAGGCACCGGTAAGACCTTCCTATCCCTCTA